TCAGGTCGTGACCTCGATCACCGCGGCAAGCCCGGGGCCATAGGTGTCCGAGACCTGCGCAATGCTCACCGAAAAGGGCCCCGTAACGCCATCCGCCACCTGAAGTGCCGCAGGATAGGTCCAACTTGCCGTGCCCACCATCACCTCCCGCTTGACGGCCGTCCCCTCCAGCACCCGGATCAGATACAGCTCCGAGCTCTCGCCAAGCGGCACCTCGTAACCCTGCCAACTGTCGCCATCGATCCGCGTCCGACGTATCCAGCGAAACGTCCAGCCGCTTGCCTCGCGGTTCGCGCGCAGATGACAGGGGCTGAGCGGTCGCAACCCGACGCTGTCGAAAGCCTCGACCCGATGCACGAACGAGGGATCGTCATAAGACCGCGCCGCAGACCCGATCCGGTAATGCCGCGCCAACCCCCGAGACGCGCTCGGCAGGGCGATCTGCTCGGGCGCCCCGTCCAGAGCCACCACCACGCTCCCCTCGGGCCAGACCTCGGGCATCAGCGCATCGGTGCCCAACTGACCGCGCAACCGCAGCGAGATGTCCCAGATCCTGCCGCTCACCAGCGCCGCCTCGACGAACTGGAACACCTCCCACTTGCCCGAACTGCCGTCCCCGATCGCCATAGCATTCGCGCCATTGAGCACCCGCAGCGCCGTCGCCGAGTCCAGCGCCCCGCTCGCCAGCTTCACGCGCAGTGGCGCCCCACGGTCCCAGACCCCGGGCCCGGCCCGGTGCAGCGGCGTCAGCGTCTGCCCGATCACCGCCCGCGTGCCCAGCGTCGCATTCAGCGCATAGCCCGCATCCTCGTCCGCGGACCAGACCGCCACCGTCCCCGGCCAGGGCGTCGCCGTCACCGCCAGATGCGGCGCAATCGGATCCTCGTCGCCCTTCATCAGCGGCAGGTCGAGGAACACCGCCGTCACCGGCACCGGCGCCGCAAAGGGGCGGAGCGTCGCCGGATCCTCGACCTCGTCGGCAGGCGCATAAAGACCGGGTTCGACCCGCACCGCCTCGACCTGCAGCAGCCCGGCCCCTTCGACCCGATCGATCCGATAGCGCCGCTGCCCTTCGGCCAGATCAAGCGCCACCACATCGCCCGTGCCCAGATGCCCAAGCGAGGGCGGCAGCGCGAAGCGGGCACTGTCGCGCGCCACCCGTGCCTCGGCCAGCCAGCGCCCGACGATCCCCTGCGCCTGCGCCCGCGTCAGTGCAAGCGACAGCTCCGATCCCGCCGCAGCCCCCGCCGCCTCGTCGGGAAAGACCGCCTCGACCGCCTTGACTTCGAAATCGCCATCCGCCTCCACATAGGCGAGCCGCACCCGCCCCGCGATCTCCGCCTCGGCTGCGCGCACGGTCTCGACGACCGCATCGCCTTCACCAATGGCCAGATCCGCCGCACTCAGCACCGCATCGACCCGGCCGTCGCGCATCCGGAACACGAGCTTGCCCTCACGCTCGAGCACTTCGAATCCATAGGCCAGCATCAGCGCCTGCAGTCCCGCGCGCCCGGTCTGGTCGCCGGTCATCGTATAGCCGCGCACAAGGCCATATAGCGCGCTCACGTCGATCTCCTCGATCCCGGCCACGCTGCAGATCTCGGCCACGACATTCGCGAGCGGCTGCGACACTGCCCGCCCGGAAATCCAGTGCCCGCGCGGATAATTGTCGCCATCCGACCACAGCGTGGTATTCAGCGGAAACTGCGGCCAGGGCCGGGTATCCCAGGCCCAGACATGCGCCCGGCTCATGTCCAGCATCGGCCCGCCATAGACCTCCGAGACAGGGTTCTTCTCCGCATCCCCCCAATAGCGCGTCATCGCGCGCAGATATTGCATCTGGATCAGCTCGTCGCGCCGCCCGTCCGAATAGTACGGCAGGCTCGATTCCGAGCTTTTCGGATCCAGAAACTTGTTGGGCTGGTTCGTGCCCTTGTCGATCGCCGCGCAGCCCATCTCGGTGAACCACACGGGTTTGGACTGCGGCACCCAAGCCGTCGCCACCTCGGAGCGCAAGCCCCCCACCCGCTCATGGTGGTCACTCAGCCACCAGCTGCGAATGTCCTTCGCCCGCCAGATCCAGGGCTCGCCGTGCTCGCCATCGGTGATCGGCGTGCGGATCTGCGCGTCGCGATGTTCGGGTGCGGCATAATACCAGTCATGAAGCTCGCCGCCCTCGATGTTGGACTGCAGATAGTCCAGCGCATAGATCGCGCCCCAACCGGCATCGAGATGATCCTCGCCTTCGCGCCAATCCGAGAGCGGCATGTAATTGTCGATGCCGATGAAGTCGACATGCGCATCCGCCCAGAGCGGATCAAGGTGGAAAAACCGATCGCCATTGCCGGGCGCGAAACCCCAATATTCCGACCAATCCGCCGCATAGCCGATCTTGCATCCGGTCCCGAGGATCGCCTTGACCTCGGCCGCGAGTTGCTGAAATGCCGCCACCGCCGGAAAGCTGTTTCCCGGCCCCCGGATCTGGTTCAGCGCCACCATTTCGGTGCCGATGCAAAAGGCATCGACGCCCCCCGCCAATTTGCACAGATGCGCATAATGCAGGATGAAGCGACGCATTGACCATTCTTCAGGGCCGGAATAGACGACCTCCCCGCCCGAGATCGCGAAATCACCCGGTTCCGCCGTCCCGAAGAAACCCGCCACCTGCGCCACCGCCGCCGCCGTGCCATCCGGGCTGCCGTCCCGCCCCGGCGCAACCGAAAGCGTGATCCGCCCCCGCCACGGCAAGGTCGGCTGCTCGGCCGCCTCACTCCAAGGATCTGGCAGAGCATTCCCCGCCAGCTGTTCCATCAGGATGAACGGATAGAACATCACCGCCTTGCCTGCCGTGCGCAGGGCCACAATCGCCTCGATTACCGCAGCATCCGCGGGCGTGCCACCATAGACCGAGCTCCCCGACAGCCGCGGCACTTCCTCGGCTGCCGCCCTCGCCACTCCCGAGACCCGCCAGGGCATGTTGCTGCCATCCTCCAGCACCGAGGCAACCTTGGGCTTCACATCACAAGCCCCGCAACGCAGATCATCGCCAAACCAGCTCACCACCAGCGACACCGCCCCGCAGTTCGGCAGCTCCTCCTCCAGCCGCTCGAGCGCGGCGACCAGATCGGTCTGCCCCCCGGGCGCATTCTGGTTCGCCGCCACCTGCGTTGCAGTGACCCCGCTGCCCGTCGTCACATAGACCGGGGTCGTGGCCAGCGCATATTCCCCCGTGCCGGGGATCAGCGCCACCGCCTGCAGTCCCCGCGTCAGATCGGGCTCGGCCTCGGCCAGCGCCCCTTGCGCCGCGCGCACCACCTCGAAGCTGAACTGCGGCACCCGGTTGCCATAGGGGCCAAGCTGCAGATCCTCGATCACCACATAGGCGATGCCGCGATAGGCGGGCGCCGCCTCCGCCCCCTCGACCGCCGCAATCTTCGGGTCGGGCAGCTGATCCTCGGCCCCCTTGTAAACCCGCATGTTCAGGCTCGAGGCATCGATCTCGCTGCCATCCGCCCAAACCCGGCCAACGTGCAGGATCTCGCCCTCGCACAAGGCGAGCGCGAGGCTCAGCGAATAGCTGTAACTCGTGACCGAGGCCCGCGGCGCACCCTTGCCGCTTTTCTCCACCGATTTCGTCTCGAAGAACCGCGTCGCCCAGATCACCTGCCCCGGAACCCGCATCCGCCCCCAAAGCCGCCCGACCGCCTCGCCCTCCGAGGCGCTCGACAGCCGCAGCCGGTCGACCCGTCCGGTCTCGACACTTTGCGACCCCGATCCCAGAAGCCGCTGGTCGATCACCCGCCCCAAAGTGGCCCCCACGGCCCGCCCGATCACCGCCCCCGACAGGCCCAGAACCGTGCCGCCAAAGCCGCCGCCAATCGCGGCCCCCGCCGCCGAAAGCAGAATCGTCGCCATTCACCTGGCCCCCTCAGGAAATTGAAACCGCGCCACGATCCGGCGCGCCCACGGCTCCGACAGCGGGCTCTCGACCACACCATGGCCCGTGTAGGCATGCACGAAGCTCGCCCGCGCCCCGATCTCGGTGGCGATGCCCAGATGCTTGGCGACAGCGCCCGTGCGCATCCGGAACAGCAGCACCTCGCCGGGCGCCTCGGGCACACCGCCCCTCGGCAGGGCCACCAGATGCCGCGCCGCCGCCCGCCAGAGTATTTCCTCGCGCGCGGGCTCGGACCAATCGGCCGTATAGGGCGGCACCAGTTCCGGCTCGGCCCCGTAAAGCGCCCGCCAGACCCCGCGCAACAGCCCCAGACAATCCGTCCCCGCGCCCTGCACCGAGACCTGATGCCGATAGGGCGTACCAATCCACGCCCGCGCGATCGCCACCGCCTGTGGCCCGACCGCGCTCATCGAAACAGGCTCCCGCCGTCATTCGTGCCGCTCTGCACCGGATAGGAGACCAGCCAGTCTTCCCCCGGGATGTGAGGAAATCCGCGGAAATTCAGAAAGTTGTCGAATTTCAGCCGACAGGTCTCGGCACGCTTGTCACAGCCCGGTTCGATCCGCACCAGATCGCCCGCGACCGGATCGGCCCCCAGCCGCTGCCACAGCTCGATCAGCCGCGACCCGTCCGCCTGCAACCGGTCGTTTTTCACCACGCCGATCAGGCCCGCGGCCGCGCCGCCCAGCACGACCAACCGCCCCTTCTCGAACCAGCGATCCTCGAAGCCCGCCCCCTCGGCGATGCGCAGAACCACCGCCTCGTCGACATCGCCCAACGCCGCCTCCAGCGCATAGCCATCCTTCGTCAGATCGAAGCGGCACTTGCCATCGCCCAGAACGGCCGCACAGCGCGGGTGATAGATCCGCCCCCGCTCCAGCCCCAAAGCCTCGGTCAAGCCTCGCAACTCGGCCGTGAACCCGCCCGCGCCCCGCGACACCTCGCCCAATCGGCCGCGAAAGGTCAGCACCCGCGCGCTCGGTTCGGCCCAGTTCACCAGCCAGACCCGGACCTCGGCGCCATCATAGCGCCCGGCCAGAATGTCGGCCTCGGTGATCGCCTCGGAGCTCAGCGCGCCGTAACTCTCGGTATTGTCCACCGACAGCCCCGTACCCTGCATCAGCGCCTTAGCCGTCATGCCGCTGCCCGGCTCGAAGCCGATCCCCGCGAACGCAAGCGCCCGGTCATGATCGGTGAAGCCAAGCACCCGCCCATCCGACCGCGCCAGCGCCCAGGCCCGCGCCACCGTCGTCACGCCCTGCGCGAGATGCGCCTTCAAACTCTCCGGATACGCCATCAGATCCGCACCTCCAGCACCGGCACCTGCGGCAGATCCCCCGCCTGAAACGACTGCACCGAGACCGAGATCCGGTCGGTATCGAACCGCACCGGCACATCGAATTCGAACCCCGCCGTCACCCGCGCCCCCTTTGCCGGCGGCTCGTTGAAGATGACGATCCCGGTGCCATGATCGACGCCGAAATTCACCGCCTCGGCCTGATGATCCCCCGCAATGCCCAGCTTGACCGTGCCCTCGACCGGCTTCGCGATCGGCCGCACATAGCTTTGCCCGCCCGAGACATAGGTCTTGACCAGCTGAAACGCGGCCGTCACGCCATCCCCGATGCCGATCAACTGATCCTCATGCGCCACCGCCTTCGAGGCCGGACAGCTCTTGTAATCGGCCCAGTCCTTCCAGCGAAACCCGTGCAACTGCCCGCCCCGCGCTTCGAAAAACGCGATCAGCCGCTCGACATCATCCAGACTGCGCAACCCCACCCCGGCATCGTAATGCCGCCGCGAATGCGCCCAGGGGCTGTTGCGCTGCTCGAACCCGCTCGAGAGCGTGACGATCTCGGTGCGCCGCTCCGGCCCGCCGACCGAGCCGAAACTCAGATTGGCCGGGAACCGAACTTCATGAAATGCCATGCTTTCCTCCTCAGGCGTTGCGCGATCCCCGCGCGAGCGCGCGGTTCACCTGCGCCGCGATCTGCCCCTGACTGCGGGCAAACCCGGCCGTATCGGGCGTCGTCACGTTCATCACCACATTGACCACCCGCCCGCCCGCGGCCTGCACGCCCAATCGCCCGTCCGCGCCCCGTGCCAGCGGCATGATCGCCTCGGGCCCGGCCTCGCCCATCAGGCCCGTCACGCCCCGCATCGCAAAATGCGTGGGCGAAGAGACGACGCCCCCCTTGGCAAAGGGCAGCACCTGCCCTTGCGAAAAGGCCCCGCCCTTCGCAAAGCCGAAGACCCCGCCCAGCATCCCGCTGAGCGAGGTCGCAATCGCCCCGCCGATCGCATCCTGCACCGGCTTCATCGCCACCGAATAGGCCGCCTGCGCCATCCCCTCGGCCACCGAACTCAGCGCATCCGAAAGCTTCATGCCGTCGAAGATCACGCCATCGAACGCCCGCCGGATCGAGCGCCCAAAGCTTTGCGACAGGCTGCCCACCTCGCGGCTCGTGTAGGTCAGGCTTTCCCGCATCCGCCCAAGTTCATCACTGAAACTCGCGGCCACCCCCTCGGCGCCCCCCAGCGCCTGCTCCAGCTCCGCCGCCTGCTGGCTCAGCGCATCGAGCCCGTTGCCATCGATCATCGCTTATCCTTTCAGTTCGCCGTCGCGCGGCACATCGGGAAACCGCGCCGCAAGCTCCGCAAGCCGTCCGCGCGTCAAGGGCGGCGCCCCCGCCACCTCGCCCAGCATCACGGCCAGCTCCGCCGGCGTCAGCCGCCAGAAATCCCATGGCCGCAGCCCCAGCCCCTTCAGCCCGACCCGCAGCAGACCCGGCCAGTCAAGGCCACCGCTCACGATCCGCCCTGCCCCGGCACGGTGAAGGCGCGCGCCAGCAACTCGGCCGCGATCCGCGCCGCACCGACCGGCCCGCCGCCGATCTCGACCGTGCGCAGATCCTCCGCCCGTCCCTCCCAGCCGCCACCGCGCAGCCCCGCCACGATCAGCGCCAGCACGTCGCGGCTCGAAAACGCCCCCGTCTCGAACCGCCGCACCAGATCCATCAGCGAGACCTCGCCCAGCCCCGTCTCCAGTTCCGCAAGCGCACCCAGCGTCAGCTTCGCCACCCGCCGCTCGGCCCCCAGAACCACCTCGACCTCGCCCGCCCAAGGGTTCGCCATCATCGCCCTCAGATCGCCGTGAAGCTCAGCGCACCCGCCGAGGCCAGCGCGAGCTCGTAAGTCGCCTCGCCATTGTGGCTGCCCGCATAGTCGATCGAGGTGATCATGAACGGCCCCTGCACGATGCCGAAATCGGGGATGATCACCTGAAACTCGGGCACTTCGCCGTCGAAAAAGATCTGCCGCGCCCGCTCGTCGGTATCGGCGTCCTTGAACACCCCCGAGCCGGAAATCGCGGCCGAGCGCACCCCCGCTCCCCCCAGCAATTCCCGCCAGCCGCCCTGGCTTTCCAGCGAGGTCACATCGACCGTTTCCGCATTGAAGCTGATCCGCGTCGCGCGCAGCCCCGCGATGGTCTCGAATTGCCCTGACCCGTTCAGGTCGATCTTGATCAGAAGGTCCTTGCCGTTCTGCGCCGCCATGTCGTCACTCCAGATGTTGAAATTGCATCGCCCGAGCAGGCGTCAGCCCTCGACGCGCGCCCGACCCGAGGGCGTCAGCCCTCGACCCTCGCCCGAAAGGTCAGATCGATCCGCCGCGTGTCGGCCTTTTCCACCCGCCGCGCCTGCGCGCGCAGGAACCACAGCCCGACCAGCCGCCCGCGCGTCAGCATCAGATCGGCGCCGACGAGCGCATCCGAGACCGCCGCCGCCGCCGCCTTCGCCGTCGCAAATCCCGCCTCGTCGGTGATCACGGAAACGACGAAATCATGCGTCGCCCCATCGCCCGTCTTGTCCGAGGCATCGGCCACGTCCTCGGGCCCAAGGCTCACATAGGTGCCGACCAGCGTGCCCGGCGGCATCGCATCGTAAACCGCCGCCCCAACCAGCGCAGCCAAGGGCGCATCCGCCCGCAGATGCTGGTAAATCGCCGCCTGCAGCGCGCCCGCAACCGCATAGCTCATGCCACCACCTCCTCACGGGCAAAGCAGGTCAGGTAATGCCCCTCGCGGTCGCGCTCCGCGACGGCGAGGATGCGAAAGATCCGCGTGCCCTCGCGAAAGCGTTGCTCGGGCTTCGGGCGGCTGGCATGCCCAACAGGGGCCGCCCGCACGACGATGGTCCAGGGCACCGAGGCCAGCGTGACGAATTCTCCCGCCCGTTCGACCCCGCTGCCCGCCGTCACCTCGGCCCAGAGTTCGCCCTTGGCGACCCAGCTCAGCCGATGCCCGCCCGCGCCATCGGCGCCGCGCGTGGCCTCCTCCAGCACCAGCTTGCGGTTCAGCCGCGGCACGGTCATGGCCGCCCCCCCAGCACCCGCACCGTGCGCCAGCGTTCGATCAACGCCATCACGCCAAAAGGCATCGCGCCGCCCTCGGCCGCCCCGTCATGGCGCAACTCGTAATACTGCGCCGCGAGCAGGAACACCGCCTGCGCCAGATCGACCGGCAGCGCGCTCCAGCCCGCCCCGAACCCGGCGATGAAATCGATCTCGGCACGGCCATGCACCGGGATATCGGGCAGCAACGCCCCCAGCGCCTCGACCCGCGGCCGCGCCATGTCCTGCACCAGCCGCCAGCCCCCGGGCACCAACGTCGCGGCGCCCGCGCTGTCGACCAGCCGCAACGCAGTCACCGCACTCACCGGCGCAATCGGCAAGGTCTGCATCTCGCCCCAGCGCCAGCAGGTCAGAGAAAGCCGGAAGTCTCGGGAAATCAGCGCCTTGGCCGTGCGCCCCTCGATCGCGGCCATCGCCGCGCGCAGATAGGCCTGCAACGCCGCATCCTCGGCGCCCACATCGGCAAAGCCGGTGCCCAGCCGCAGATGGTCGCGGAATTCGGCCACCGGCAGCGCCGTCCCGGGCACCGCCGTCAGTTCGTTCAGCATCATGGAAATTCTCCGAAAGGCTGACCGCCCCCGGCGGTCCTGCGATTGGGCAGTCAGGCCCGGCGTTCGGGCGCGGCCCCCGCACCGCCACTCGGACGGAGGGAGCAGCTAGGCAGCGGCTCGAGACCCGCGCCCGCCCGCCGGCGAACCGGTGAGCCGGAGGTCACCCCCCGGCCCCTTCACCGCCCGTTACGAGGCGGCAAACTTCAGAAGCTTGATCGCGGCGAAATCGCTGACATCGCCACCGACGCGCTTGGAGGCATAGAACAGCACATGCGGCTTGGCCGAGAAGGGGTCACGCAGCACCCGCAGATCCGGGCGTTCCGCGATCGTGTAGCCATTGCCGAAATCGCCAAAGGCGATCGCATAGGCATTGGCCGCGATATCGGGCATGTCCTCGGCGATCAGCACCGGATAGCCCATCAGCCGCGCCGGTTCACCCGCCGACAGGCTGTCCGCCCAAAGGAACCGGCCGTCGGCATCCTTCATCTTGCGCACCGCGCCCGCGGTCTTCGAATTCATCACGAAGCTCGCATTGGCGCGGTACTCGGCGCCAAGCGCATAGACCAGATCAACGACCGCATCCGAGGCATTCACCGCCGCGAAATCGCCCGCCGCGCCCGTGGCGACATAGCCAAGGCTGCCCCAGGCCCAGGAGCCATTCGCCACCTTGGTCTTCGTCAGGAACCCGGTCGGCTTGTCCACCCCGTCGCCCGAAATGAAGGCCGCCGCTTCCGCCCGGGCGAATTTGTCGGCGATCCGCCCCGCCAGCCAGGTCTCGATATCAAAGGCGCTGTCATCCAGAAGCCGCTGCGACGCCTTCGGCATCGCCGCCAGCTCGTAAAGCGGAATGGTGATGCGGTCGATTTGCGGCGCGGCAGTCTCGGTCAGCGCCGCCACCTCGGTCGCCCAGCCCGAGCCCAGATCGGTCTTGTCCACCAGCACCTCGAAGGCGGTGGCCTCGACATTCACCACATTGGCGATCTGGCGCAGCGACGCGGTCGAGCGCAACACGCCGCGGATCGTCTCGGCGGTCTGCGGATCGACCAGATAGCCGCCATCGGCCGCCACCGCCGAGGTCATCCCCTTGCCCTCAAGCGTCAGGCCGCGCAGGCCCCCGTCATCGCCCGAGCGCAGATAGGCCGCGAAAGCCTTCTGATGCGGCGCCTCCTCCGAGGCGGCGGCGGCAAGGGCATGACGCCCGGCGAAAGTTCTGGTCTGCAGCATGGTCACACGCTCTTCCTGTTGTTGCAATCTCGTCTTCACGTCGTCCTGAAAGCCTTTGACTTCCTTCAGGAACCCGGCCAGCGCGGTTTTCACCTCGGCGGCCGGATCGGGGGCCTCGGGCATGCCCGATCCGGCCCGAGCCTTGGTCTCGGTCTTCATCCTCTCAACTCTCCTGCAGCAGCGGCGGGGCTCAGCGCGCCGCCAGTTCGGCCGTGGCCCTTGCCAGCGCCTCGGCCAGATCGCGCCAGTCAGCCGCCGCAAGGCTTTCGCCCTTCGCCGCCACCCGCGCCTCGCGAAGCATCGGGAAGGTCACCAGCGACACTTCCCAAAGCTCCAGTTCCGCAAGCAGCCGCTGGCCTTTTGCGTCCTTCTCGGCCGTGATCGTGCGATAGCCGATCGACAGCCCGTCGATCGCCCCCGCCTCAATCAGCGCCACCGCCTCGCGCGCCCGCGCCACCTCGGGCAAGAGCCTGCCCTTGACGTAAAGCCCGCGCGCATCTTCCCGGATCTCGTCCCAGACGCCGATCGGCTGCGCCGGATCATGCTGCCACAGCATCTTGACCGAGCCGCCCCGCGCCTTGATCGCCGCAAGACTTTTCGCATAAGCGCCCTTCGCCACCACGTCGCCGCCCTGATCGGGCAGACCGAACAGGCTCGCATAGCCCTCGATCCGCGTGCCGTCCTGCACCTGCACCGGTTGCGCGCCACAGAACTTCACCTCCAGCCCGCTCTCGCCTCTCTCCATTCTCCGCTCCTCACTTCGGGGCAAAATTCAAAATGCCCTGCACCGCCTGCGTCAGGATCACGGCGACGACGCCGTAAACCGTCATGAACAACCGCTTTTCCAGCCGCTCGATCATCACCTCGATCTTCTCGAGCCGCCGGTCCACCTGGGTGAACTGCAACTCCATGATCCGCTCGGTCGCCTCGAACCGCTGCTCATGCACCTCGAACGGCTCCTTGAGGTAGCGCGACCCCCCCACCACCATGCCTCACCCCTCCGCGACCGGCAGCAGCCCCAAAAGCACCCGTTTCTCGCTGTCGCTCAGAAAAGCGGCCGCGCCGATCCGTGACCAAAGCTGATCGCGCTCGGCGGAAAGCGCGGGCACCTGATCCAGATCCGGCTTCAACTCGATCGCGGCGCCCCAGAACCCCGACAGCCACCAGGCCAACGCCGCCGAAACCCGGGTCAGAAGCGGCAGCACGGTCAGCCGATAAAACGCCCGGTTCGCCTCGGCGTAATTGGCATAGGTCGCATCGCCCGGAATACCGATCAGCATCGGCGGCACCCCGAAGGCGAGCGCGATCTCCCGCGCCGCCGCCGCCTTCGTCTCGTGAAATTCCATGTCCGAGGGGCTGAACCCCATCGGCTTCCAGTCGAGCCCACCTTCAAGCAGCATCGGCCGTCCGGCATTCCGCGCGCCCTGATGATGCGTCTCCATCTCGAAGATCAGCCGCTCATACTGCTCGGGCGCCAGAACGCCCTGCCCATCCGCGCCCTTGTAGATGATCGCGCCACTGGGCCGCGCCGCATTGTCCAAAAGCGCCTTCGACCAGGCGCTCGCGGCGTTATGCACGTCCAAAGCCACCGCCGCCGCCTGCATGGGCGAAAGGCCATAATGATCATCGGTCGGATGGAAGCTCTTGATGTGACAGATCGGATCGGGATGGCCCGTCATGTCGAAGCGATGCTTGCGCCCGCCCACGGTGTAATCATACCCCACCGGCCAACCATCCGTCCCCGGCACCACCGCCATCCGATCGGATCGCAGCACATGCAACTCCTTCGGCACACCCGGCTCGGGGCAGACCGCCTCCAGATAGCCATTGCCCGACAGCAGGATCTGCCCGAACAGCGCCTCGAACAACTCCGCCCGCCCCTGCCCGGCATTCGGACGACGCAAAAGATCCAGCACCGGATGCACGTCGTAGCGCCGCTCGGCATCCTGACAGATCAAGGGCACCGCCGCCGCCGCCTCGGCAATCAGCTTGACCGAGCGGAACCCGACCGGATTGCCATTGAACCCCGCGCGCATCAGGCTGACCGTATCGCGCGGTCCCCAGACCGGCCGTCCCGCCCCCGAGGCCATCGCCACGATCCGCCCCGTCACCGAGGCCTTGCGCTCGACGGCCGTCTCGGTTGTCCCCTCCGGGGCCGCCCTGCGAAAGAAATTCAGTCCCATCCCGTTCTCCTCGTCGCGGCCCGGCCCAAGGCCCCGGCCAAAGAAAAAGGGCCGGGAAATCTCCCGACCCTTTCGGCACGTCATCAGCGGTCAAGAGCGGGGGTTTCACACCCCCGCACCCCCGTGAGGTATTTTCGGCAAGATGAAAGCAGCCTGCTTCTTCTTGGCCCAAATACGCCCTTGCGCCCTCAAAGCCCACGCACCTGCGGCCGGCGCCAATGCGCTGCGGGCTCGATCATCAATTCCGTCATCGCCCAGACCAGCGCATCCACCCGGTCGGGCGAGCCCTTGCCGGAATAGCCCTGCACGGTCATCCGGCACATCTGATCCTCAAGCGCGCCAAGCCGCCCGTCACGGCAATGCTTGACCCGGCCCTGCTCATACAAAGCCGCCACCGGCTCCGCCCGCGCCGATTTCCCCCGCGAGGCCCGCAGCGCCTTGAACGGCACCAGCGGATCGATCTGGCGCAGCACGCTCTCGACCATGTCGCCGCCCTGATTGACCTCGGCCACCAGCTTCTCGGCACCCCAGCGTTCCATCGCGGCAATCGCCGCCAGCGCCCAATCGGTCGGCCGACCGCGGACCGAGGCATCCTCCAGCACATAGGCCCGCCACTCGGCAACCGGGCCGCGGGTCACCGCGCCCGCCACCACGATCCCGCATTCGTCTGACCCCGCGCCCCCGGTCACGGCCGGATCGAGCGCCACCACCACCCGGTCCATCTCGGGCGGAGCCGCCAGCCGCAGCCCCTCCAGCTGCGCCGTGGTCCAAAGCGCCCCCTCGACATCCTCGAGCAGCACCCCCTCCAGCTCCTGCCGCCCAAGCCGCGTGCCCGCATAGCGCGCCTGCACCTCGGTCAGGAAGCTTTCCGCCAGATAGGCCCGGTTCGCCTCGGTCGGCGCATGGGTCAGCACCGTCGAGGGGTTGCTCAGGATCGCCTTCAGCACACCGACATTGCGCGGCGTCGTGGTGATCACCTGCTGCGGATGCTTGCCCAGCCGCAGTGCGAACTGCAGCATGTCCCAGGTTTCCTCGGCCTTTTTCCACTTTGCCAACTCGTCGACCCAGGCCGCATCGAACTGCGGCCCCCGCAGCGCCTCGGGCTCCTGCGCCGAATAGGCCTGCGCCGTCGCCCCGTTCGCCCAGACGAGCCTGCGTTTCGTCGCCTCCCACTCCGGGCGCCGGTCGGGCGGAGAGCAGGCCAGAATCCCGCTCTCGCCAAAGATCATCACATCGCGCACCTGATCGAAGGTCTCGCCCACCAGCGCCACCCGATGCGCCCGGCCGGGGTCGGCGGGCCGCGCGCCCTCAACCTGCGCGCGCACCCATTCCGCCCCGGCCCGTGTCTTGCCAGCCCCGCGTCCCCCCATGATCACCCAGCTCTTCCAGCCGCCCACGGGGGGCAGCTGATGGGGCAAGGCCCAGAACTCGAAGATCCAGGGCAAAGCCAGCAACGCATTGTCCCCAAGCCCGTTCAGAAAGGCGTCAACCTCCTGCGGCGTCGCGGAGGCAAGCCAGGCGGCGCCCGATCTCAGCCCGGGCAGAATCCAGGTCGAGCTCGCTTCCGGAGACGACTCCGGCCACTTGTCTGCGAAGTTTTTCAACGCGCACCCTTTCTTCCATCACCATCTGGAAGGCCGTGCGAAGGTCCTTGACCGCCTGCGCGGCGGCCTTGGCCTCCTTCATCTCGCCCTGGCGAACCCCTTTCATCGCCAGCGCCAGTTCCCCGGCAATTTCCCGATAAAGTTCCTCCGTCTCCTCCAGCAAATCCACCGGAGGAGTGTCCCCACCCTTGAACCCCATATCCAT